CCGCTGGTGCCGTGACTGCATCGAATGGGCAAGGAGCCCGCGATGAGCGGTCCTCTGCCAAAGCGAATCCCAACGATCGAGGAGCAGGCTGACGAGATTCGACGCCTCAAGAAAATGGTCGTGTCGTGCGCTTCTCGCCATCGTACTGCAAAGGCTATGCATGAAGAGGCGTTGCAGCAATACGAGGATGCGCGGAAGGTCCTCCTCCTCCTCGTCGATCCAGGATGGAACGAGGAGCAATGATCGGCTGCCTCCGCAAGATCGTCTCCGGCGGCCAGACGGGCGCAGACCGCGGCGGACTGGACGCAGCGATTGCCCACGGCCTCGAGATCGGCGGCTGGGCGCCGCAGGGCTTCCGCGCCGAGGACGGCGTCATCCCCGAGCGCTACCGCGTGCACATGCGCGAGTCGGTCTCGCCGAACTACGGGCTGCGTACGCGCCTCAACGTGCAGGACAGCGACGGGACGCTACTCCTCAGCTTCGCTGACAAGTTGACCGGCGGCTCGAAGTTCACCGGCGACCAGCTCAAGCACCAGCGCAAGCCCTGCAAGCACCTCGTGCTGCCCCGCGGCCGCGGCGTCGTGCCCGTCGAGGTCACGCTGGCGCTGTGGGACTGGCTCGAGGAGAAGGGGATCGCGGTGCTCAACATCGCTGGGCCACGCGAGAGCAAGGAGCGAGGGCTGCAGGCGGCGGTGGAGCGGGTGATCGGCGACCTGCTCAAGGCGAAGGCGTCGGCTGCCACGTCGGCGGTGCTCGCGTTCTGCGATGCGAGGGATGCGGCGAACTGGGAACCGGCGGCGCTGACCTTTCGTGCCTACGTTGCTGATGCGATGGCGCCCACGAAGGCCGAGGAGGATCACCTGTTCCGCTCCGCCTTCGCCTTCGCCTCCGACTGCGCTCACGCGATCGGGGTCGAGGCATTCCGGGGCGACGGCGGACTCATCGATCGCTACTACGAGATGCCAGGCAATGGTGCTGGCGGCTCGCTGCACGTCGTGCTGGATGACGGGAACCACGAGCGGTCGAGCGTGGAGTTCTGCCTGAACTACGCAATCAAGGACGGAGACAAGGCCGGCGAGGCGCTGGCTCGCGCACTGCTCGCGCTGCCCGACGACGTGTTCGAGCAGGTGTTGCCGCCGTTCGTTGACCGGTGTCTCGACTGCGGCGCCGAGCACCCGCATCTGTGTCCGCGCGCCGAGGACTCAGATCCGGAGCCGTACCACCGTGACGAGGAGCCGCGCGAGTGAGCACCATCTACGGCCCCATCCCGTTCTTCGAGTGCCTGGTGCGCGCCGAGTTCACGCGCGACCGCAAGGACCGACACGGCGAGTTCTATCCGGCCGTCGCTCACGCCGTGCGCTGCGTTCGCGGCCACTCGCTGTGGTTCCAGTGCATCCTGACCGACCGCTACGCCGGCGCCGCGTTCCTCTTGCCCATCGAGGCGTTGTGCTGGAAGACGTGCGCTCACCAGCCCGCCGCCGTGGTGCAGCCGTGGGACACGTTCTCCTCGGAGTTCGGCGTCAGCGAGATCGACTTCGTGAGGCGCGGCGCCGTCGAGGACATCCGCGCCAAGATCAAGGGCCAGTACCGCTTCACCATCGACTTCGCCGGCAGCGACCTTGCCGAGTACCCGGACCAGCACAAGCACCTGCACGTCTGCCTCTTCGAGGATGGGACGGTTCGCGCGTTGCCGAATAACCGGCTGCTGTGGAGTGACCCCGCGTTCTGGACCACGACCACGGAGCGGCCGGACTTCCTGTCGCTGAGCGGTGAGTTCCGCGCCGAGGGGAACCAGGACGTCTTCGGGAAGGGGCGCGAGTGATCCTGGATCCTGTGCCGCTGACGAGCCTAGCCCTCAGCCTGGTGCCCGACGGCGTCTGCGACCTGATGGTCGATCGGGTCGGCGACCGCGTAATCGGTCTCTACGAGCTCACCTGTGGCCACGTCGGCTCCATCGACATCCCGGCCGCGTCCATTACCAGCGTCGCGGCCACGTACGAAGCGGTCAAGACTGCCATCGTGCCGCGGCCGTGCATGTGCGTGCATAGGGTGAACGTATGACCGAACGAAGCCATTACGACATAATCCACGACCCCAAATACTACGGCACAATTCGCTCAGTCGTCTTTCGCTACGTGGTGCGTGAGGAGAAGCTGCTTCGGAGGCGGTGGGATTCCGGCATCGAGGAGACTGTGGTCGACATCGTCCTCGACGTCGACAGCCTCATCGCGGACCTGGAAAGCCTCTGCGTCGTCAAAGACGTCGCACCCGTCGAGGGCGACACATGAGCCACGCCGTCAATGCAGCACCACAGACCAGCCTCGAGATCTCCATCTCTCCGGTCCGAGAAGCGGACATAGGCTACTGCCTCGGCTCGTGGAAGGAAGCATACAAGCTCGTCGGCGCCAACAAGCGCATGCCGTGGGGGATGTTCAAGCGCGAGGTGATGCCCGAGCTCGCCAAGGCACTGCTCTCCTCGACTGTGCTCGCAGCATACGCCGGCGATCAGATCGTCGGGTGGGCCTCGGCGAACAAGACCCGCAGGGTGCCTGCCTGCCATTGGGTGCACACGCGCTACCACGTCGACGGAGTGGACTGGCGGCGCAGAGGAATCGCCAGCGCGCTACTCTCCGCTCTCTCGCTCGGCACCCGCTGCGTCTATACCCATCACAGCCCCAAGCCTCGACGTCTCGAGGAAGGTGGCCTCCATTACGACGCCATGCTCGTTGCATGGCTCGCGAAGCGTGGCACATACGCCACGCACATCCCGTTCAAGGAGTGGTTCTGATGCCTCGTCTCGACGCTATCTCGTTTCTCCGCTCGCCTCAGGGGCTCGGCTCCCTCACCCGAATCGACGTTGATCGCCCAGCTGGCAACGTGGTCGGGTGGAGTGCCTCCATTCGCGGCCCCGCCGTATTCCTCGTTTCCCCTCCTGGCTGGGAGCGGGGGCAGCAAGAGGCGCAGCGCAAGCACGATGGCCCGCGCAAGGTGATCGAGGTGCCGCGCGCCGAGTGCCATCTCGAGTGGTCGATCGGTCTCGACGAGGAGATGAGCGCGATCGGCGAGAAGCTCGGTCGCCACGACTCGAGCATGTTCGTGTCGCCGACGGATCGCGCGCGGATGGAGTCGGAGGCGTTGGAGCGGGCGACGGCGCCGAAGGCGAAGGCGCGATGACTAGACCCGACGGCACGTACATCAGAAACGGGGTGGAGCACCCCGGACAAGGCGCGATGACATCGGTCTCTCACAACTACTGCGACATCATGGACGGGCCAATCTACGAGACGCTCCCGCCAGACAACAAATGGTACAAGCTGATCGCCGAGTTGATTCCCGACGAGGATTCCCTGCTTGGCGAGATAGGCGCCGGGGCCGGAATTCCCATCGTCAAGGACTCAGCGGCTGGCAGGCACATGAGCATCATCCGCGGCGGGAACGCCTGCATCATCGAGAGAAGCCGAGCCTATCTGCGCATCCGCATCAGCGCTGAGACCGTCCATGGAAACGGGACAGGCGAGATTCGCAAAACGATCTCCGATGGCTGGAGAAAACTCGGCGAGTCGATTCTGCAGCGCAACCCCGATGCGGTAGGCATGTACGCGCGCGCGTCCTCAATTGGCCGCGCCTACGTCGGAACGCATCGAATCTTCATCGCCGATGTGGAGGACGAGTTAGGAATTCTGGGAGCCTGTTATTACTTCGCGCTTGAGGCAGGAGACAGCCTGGTCACCGAAGAGTCAATCCGGTAGCACGTGCGCCTTTCCGATCACGGCATCCGCCTCGTCTCCGAATTGGCGAAGCGCAGGCCCGCCAGCATCAACGATGGCGACCGGCCGGAGCTTCGGATGGCGGCGGCGCTGCGCGAGTTCTTCTACCCGAAGCAGCGCGCGTTCTTCTGCAGCACCGCCAAGCGCAAGGCGACGAGCAAGACGCGGCGAGCTGGCGCGACGTCGGGCGGCTGCCGTGAGCTGCTGGCGCGCGCGATCGAGATGCCGGGCTTCCGCGCCACGTACGGCACCACGACACGAGACGAGGCCCGCAAGCGCGCGTGGAAGAACGACACCAAGACCGGGCTCGTCGACCTCCTTGAGCAGTTCGGCGAGCCGGTGCACCACAAGACGCTCACCGCGTACTCGCTCGGCGGCGTCATCGTCGAGGTGCGCGACGGAGATCTGATCCTCGAGTTCGCCAACGGCTCCCAGATCGAGCTGTTCGGCGCCGACCACGAGAAGGCGCAAAGCAAGCGACGCGGCGTCGCCAAGCACGTCTTCTGGATCGACGAGGCGCAGGACTTCCCGTTCCTCGACAACCTGCTCGACGCCGTCATCGGCGCCGGCATGCGCGATTTTGGTGGCGAGATCTGGGTGAGCGGCACGCCTGGGCGCGACTGCATCGGCCGCTTCTACGACCTGACCAAAGACGAGGACGAGGGGCGCCTCCCCGGCTGGGAGGTACACGTCATCAACGTCACCGACAACCCGTTCTTTGGTCACGTCGCCGAGGAGCAGTGCGATGACGGCTCCGTCTGGTGGGTGGTCGACAACCTCGGAGAGCGACATGGGCCATGGCAGTCCCTCGGGGAGGCGGAAGAGGCCGCGATCAAGGTGCGGTGGGAGCAAACCGCAGGCGCCGAGCTGCGCGAGCGCGGATGGAAGGGCGATGAGCCCGACTTCATCCGCGAGTGGTTGGGCAGGTGGGTCAAGGAAGACGCGCGATTCGTCTACCCCGTGCACGCGGTGCCGCGGCACAAGCTTCTCTTCGCGCCGCAGAGGCTCGTGGACAACCCGTTTCGGTACAGCGAGGACGGGCGCTTCGACACGCACCCCGACTGGTACGATCACGATGCGGCGATGCGCGACCTCCCTCGCCCAGCTGTTGGGCGTCGCGATTACCAGTGGCTCTTTTCGATCGCCGCGGACTTCGGGTACTCCCCCGATCCGTTTGCGCTAGTCGTTTGGGCGTTTTGCTACGAGCTCGTCGACGTCTACGAGATGTTCAGTTGGAAATGCACGAAGGTTCACACCGACGATCAGGGCATCTACATCAAGACGCTGTGGAGCTCGTTGCCGAACATCGTTTCCTTCGTCGGTGATCCAGCTGGAAAGCAGGACGACTTCGCGGTCTGGCGCACGCGCATGAACCTTCCGATCGAGGAGGCGAATAAGCGCGGCAAGAACACGCTCGAGGAGTTCCTCGCCGATGATATCCGTCGAGGACGCGTGCATCTGCGAGAAGGCTCACCGCTCTACAGCGAGATGAAGCATCTGGCCTACCTGCCCAGCAAGCCCGGCAAGCCGCGCGAGGCGGCCAAGCATCGCAAGGTCAACGGCGTGGTACATGGGGATCACTGTTGTGATGCTGCTCGCTACAGCTACGCTGATCTCCAGCATTTTCTCTCGAAAGAGAGGACACCTGGTCCACCGCCTGGGTCCATCGCAGCGCTCAACGCAGAGGCCAAGGCGCACGAGAAAAAGATCGACGAGATAGCGAAGCGCGCGCAGGATTTTGCGAACCAGATCGACGAGAACTATGGAGGATACGAATGGGAGTAAAAATTCCGCCGCTACCAGACCACACCTCTGAGGGCGAGATGCTGGTCGTGCCTGAGCCAGGTACCGACGTGGCGCACCTGATCTACTTGCTCGAGTACGCTCGGCGACGGGGGTTCCGCGTCGGGCCGGCCGTCCAGATCGGCGGCCTAGCAATTCAGGTGCAGGACCTCCGACAAGTCGAGGACGACCCAGCGCGGTCGGCCTCGGATCCTGGCGTTTGGGCTGTGCACGGCTACTCAGGGGATGGGGCCGAGGACTAACGCGATAAGAGAAACACCGCGAGATAGTCAAGCGGAAATCGCTTGCATTTCGCATGTGACTGTGTCTACTTGAAGAATACCAGTCGCCCATAGGAGAGCGGGCGCGGCGAACCGCCGTCATCTCTCCATGGGCCGAATCAGCAGATACACCGCAGCGACCAAGACCACGCACCAGCGATGGTATGCGAACAAGGTCGGTGCGCCTGTTCATGATGACGTGGTCCCGTACGGCGAGGTGTTGCTCTCGAATGAGCGGCACTTTCATGAAAAAAACCTCGCTCGCGATCGCATCTACGAGGGGCGCAGCCTCGCCGGATACCGGCAGGCCGTCTCGGTACTGGAGCGATCTGGCACCAGCGTAGCGCGACTGAACGCGCTCAAGTCGATCATCGACACGTTCACCTCGCGTCTGGCGAAGGATCGCCCGATGCCGTCGTTTGTCACCGACGACGCGAATTGGAAGCTCAAGCGCAAGGCGAAGCAGTACCGGAAATTCATCGTCGGGCAGATGCTCGAGACGGAGTTCGACGACTACTCGCGTGAGGCGCTCATGGATGGCGCCATCCTCGGCAACGGATTCACGCGCATTGACGACTGCGATGGCAGCGTCCTCGCCGAAAAAATGCACGTGAACGAAGTCCTCTTCGATCGTCGCGAGTGCAGGTATGGCGACCCACAGCGCGCGATCCGGGTCAAGCGCGTCGCGCGCGACTTTCTGTGCGATCTGTTCCCCGAGTCGAAGGACAAGATCGAACAGGCTCCACCGTCGGTAAAGAAGCCTGACGACACGGATCAGGATGGCTCGCTCCTTGGCGACCTCGACGACTATGTCGACACATGGGAGGCGTGGCATCTGCCCTCGACGAGGGAGTCCGAAAACGGTCGCCATGCGCTGTGCATCACTGGCGCCACGCTCGTCCATGAGAAGTGGGTCGAGCCGCGGTTTCCGTGGGCGATGTTCCGCCTGTTTCGCCCTCGACAGGGGCTCTACGGAAGCGGCTTCGTCGACCAACTCGCCGAGCTACAGCATCGTGTGAATCTTATCGTGCGCGACATCCAGATGAACCTTGCGGCCACTGGGCGAGGTCACTTCCTGGTGAGCGCTGCGAACGATGTTCCCGTCGAGATGCTGAACGGTTGGCAGCCGTTCAAGCTCAAGTACAACGGGCCGAATCCGCCGCAGTGGAACGCGCCATCTCCGTTCAGCCCGGCGCAGATGAGCGCGCTCGATCGGTTCATTCAAGCCATGTACGATCTGAGCGGCGTTTCGCAAGCGTCGGCGACGTCTCGATCCGCGCTTGGAGCTGGCGCGTCCGGTGTCGCGCTGGATACGCAGTACGATATCGACAGCGACCGCTTCCGCCTCCCGCAGTCCAACTACGCGCGCTACCGCCTCGACGGTGCACAGAGGTATCTCGACGCAGCCGCGCGTGTTGCGCGTCGGCGCGAGGAGGAAAAAGGGAAGAAGCGCAGCTACGTCGCCGTCGCGTGGAAGAATCGCGATGCGATCGAGCGACTGGAGTACGGCAAGGTCAAGCTAGAGGACGACGAGTACCGTCTTCAGATCGAGCCTGTCAATTTCCTCCCCGATACGCGCGCTGGCAAGCTCTCGATTGTTGAGCAGCTGGCGGCGGCCGGCGTCATCCCTCAATGGCTGGTGCCGACGCTCTTCGACGAGCCAGATCTCCAGCAGGCAAACGCGATCATGCTCGCCGCGTTCAACAACGCGATCCGCAAGATGGAAGAGCTCGCCGACGAGGAGATGCCCATCCCGGTTCCCGAGCCGTACAACGATCTCGATCTCGAGCTGAAGCTCGTCGTTGCATTCTACAATCGCGTGCAGATAGACGGAGCGCCTGAGGAGATTCAGGATCGCTACCGCCAGTACGCAGATCTCGTCACCGACGCGATCAAGACGAAGAACGGTGGCGATGCGCCGATGCCTGCCGCACTTCCGCCGGGTGCGCCCGCTGGCGAATTGCCGCCAGAGATGATGGCGCCGCCACTGCCACCCATGCCCGGAGGTGTCCCGCTGATGCCCACCGAGCCTGTTCTCCCGCCGATGCCGATCGGCGCCCAACCCATGCCCCCTCCGATGGTGATGTGAGCCTATGGCTGATTTCGTGACAGAGACGTCGATGGTAGACAACACGAGCGCTCCGATCGCGGGAACCTCCGGCGATACCGTCATGGAGTCCTCGACGAGGAGCGCCGACGGAACCACGGTGAGCTCGCGAGCTGGAACGCTCGAGAAGATCATCCCGGTCGGTCGGCGACGGATGGGCGTCTCCGTATCGGATTCGGCAAAGAAGCTGCTGCTCACCGACGACTCAGGCGCCGAGGAAACGACTGCCGCGCCCCCCGCTGCGGCTGCGGCGGCTGATGTCGATGGCAAGGAATCCACTGCTACCCCTGACCCTGCGGCCGCAGATGCCAAGGATGCGCCGAAGCCGGTCGATCCTGTCGCCGAGTACCGCGCGATGAACGAGAGGCTCACCACGCGCAATGCGGCACTTCTGCAAGAGGTCGAGCAGTTGCGCTCGTCGCGGCCAAAGAAGGACGCAGACGAGCGGCTACGCGCTTTCGAGGAGATCGACAGCGCGTACTTCGATTCGCCCGCTCTCGCGATCCGCAAGCTCGTCGCGAACATCGTCGGCGAGAAGGATCCGAACTCCGATCGGGTGACGCGAGAAATGAAGGGCCTGTACCAGGACCTCACGGAGAAGGAGCTCGAGGTTAGCCCGTCGGAGTCGGCGCGCGCCGAGCGTGAATCGCTGCGCACGCGCCTGATGGTCGAGAGGGAGAGGCGAGATCGGGAGGCTGCTGCTGCGAAGCAGAACGAACCTGCTCAACCGTCTGACCTCAATGAGGGACACGTGGCACGAGTGGCGTCGTTCCTGCCGGCGATTGGAACCAAGTTCCCGCTCGCGACCGGACTAGCCGAGCACTTCGACGGTGAGAAGCCTGAGAGGCTGATCCTTCGCATGATCTCGAAGGGGTTCGCAACGGGCGAATTCGATCCAGCTACCGACGACGACAAGCTTGTCGAAGCGGCAGCAGCCAAGATCGAGAACCACTACCGCGGACTCGTCGAGAAGATCGACGGCGCCCGCAGCAAACCAATTTCTGCGACTCCCACGCCTGCCAGTGATCCAAAGGATAGCCCCTCGTCGGGCGCCGGCCGTAGCCCAGTGGCCAGAACCACGATCACGAATGCACACGCGAGCGTCGCGCCAGCTGCACCTCCGGCAAAGAAGCCGGAGGCCGCGGCAACTCCCCCGCAATACGTCAGTGAGAAGGCGCGAATCCGTGCCCTCGCCGAGAAGTACGCGGGGAAACCGGGGCGCGCATAGCGCGCTAACAATCAAGCAGGAGAATCATCGTGGGCCAAAGCCACACCATTTCGAATCAAGACGCGTTTCTCAAAGAAGTCTACACCGAGGACAAAATCGCCGAGCAGAGCTACGGCCACAACCCGTTCTTCGCCATGGCGCTCAAGGAGCGCGGCAACATGGCAGGCGGCAAACGCTACGTGCAGCCGTGCGAGATCTCGCATCCGGGCGGCAGCTCGAGCAACTTCGCCAAGGCGAAGATGAACGCTACTGCATCGCAGTATGAGGACTTCCTCATCACGCGGACCACGCAGTACCAGTACGTCAAGGTCGATCACGAGCTGCTGTTTGCATCGGAGGAGAAGTCCGACGCGTTCATGAAGCAGATCAAGCAATTCGATCGCGGCTTCAAGGGGCTCGGCGAAAAGATCGGCCGACGCATGTACCGCACGCAGGGCGGCGCCATCGCGAAGTTGTCGATCGCCTC